GGCGCGCCCGGGCAGGAGACGCACGAGATCGTGATAGGGCCGCCCGCCCCCGACCCGATCGAGTCGGTTGACGTTGCCAGCATCCAGCCCGAAGCTGTCGAGATGATCGCTGATGCCGTGCAAGAGCACCACGAGAGGGAGAGGTAAGACATGCAACTGGGACTTGGCGGGGTCTGCTACATCGTCGCGGTGATCCTGTTCATCCTGGCAACCATCCCGTTCGGGGAATGGAACGGGCGGCTCTCAACCATCGGGCTGGCGTTCTTCGCGGCTGGGCATCTGCTCTGATGCCCGTCTACACCTACGATGCGCCCGCGTCCACCGACCCACCGCCGCCGGAGAAGCCGCCAATGATCGTCTGCACGCTTGCATCGGCCGATACGGGCGAGGCGTGCCGGTACTGTGGCTATGCCAGCGGTGCCGGCCACGGGAAGAAACGAGGCTGACCGTGGCTGGATCTACCGGCGTCACGGTGAAGATCGTCAGCAACCGCCTGCCCGCGATCTCGGCTGCCATCCGCCCACAGGTGAGTGCCGAGGTCAAGAAAGCCGCGTTCGACGTCGAGGCGCTGGCGAAGGCGAGAGTCCCCGTCAAGACGGCCACGCTCCAGCGGTCGATCCATACCGTGTTCCCGACTGACCTCTCGGCCGTCGTCGGCCCGAGCGTCTTCTACGGCCTCTTCGTCGAGATGGGCACCAGGCGCATGGGCGCGCGGCCGTACATGCGGCCGGCGGCTGAGGCCGTGCTGCCGAAGTTCGCGGCGGCCGTCAAAGCCCTGATGGGGAAGCTCTGATGCTGGAAGGGCAGAGGGTGGCGTCGTTCGTGTTCGATACCCTGAAGGCTGACTCCGGCGCCGGCGGTGTCAACACGCTCGTCAGTGGGCGCATCTATCGTGACCGCGTGCCTCAAACCGCACTGCTGCCGGCCGTCACCGTGACCCTGGTATCTGCAACCGATACCAACACGCTCGGCGGGAACAGGGTATTCGCCAACATCCTGGTAGACGTGCGCGTGGTCAACGACGGGACGGTCTACAGTAACGCCATCGCTGACCGTATTGACACCGTGATTCAGCAAGCGGCCGGCCTAAAGGAACTGGTCCACGTCAACGAGCTGCGCCGCGAGCAAGTGATGGCGTTTACGGAGGATGACGCGGGCAAGGCGTATGCGCATCTGGTCATGACCTACCGAAGTGAGGCGTACGCATGACGCTTTCTTCGCCCCTTCGCCTTCATGTCGGCCATGTTGTCTGCGTGCGTGCCGAGGAACAAATGGTCAAGACGGCAGCATGGCGGGTTATCGCAGGTGTGGCAGACTTGCATGCCGGACGGAATCGGACCGTTGGCCTGCTCCCATGCGAAACGATGGGCAAGCATCGTGGTCGTCCCGGTCCAGAGAGACCCGTAGCCATCGGCCGTCCTGCATCGCACCCACGGCCAGCAGTCGCCAGGGTTGCTCTGGTCGACCGCACTCCAGAAGTCGCTGGCAAGGCGGGCGGATGGGTGACGGTAGCACGACCGCGAACAGTACAGACCCCTGCCCCTGTTGCGCTCGGCCTGAAGTGCCAAAAAGGGCTTGCCGCAGTGGCGGCAGGTACACTGAACGTACATCAGATCACTCCTGGTGTCAGACCCCGGCCGTTGACGCGGTGCGGGGTCACTTTGCGTCGTCATTCTACCACGTTGGGTGGTGGTATTCATGCGATAGGAGGGCACGAAGTTGGCAGATAGGTACCCGGTCTCGGAGAAGGTCCAGATCGGCATCGAGGGCACCATCGGCACGAACGTCGCGCCGACCATCGAACTCCAGGGACTCAACGTCGAGCTTGACACCGCGCTTGAGGTTGACGAGTTCGGGCCTATGGGCATGATCCCGCAGACGCTCGTAGCACCCCGTCAGGAGTGGTCGACGGGCGCCCTCAGCGGCTACCCGACCTATACCGAGATCCACTATCCGCTCTCCAACCTGCTGGGCGCGGCCACCATCTCGACCCCATCAGGTGCCGTCCGGCAGTGGCTCTGGTCGCCCGATGAGTCAACCCCGTGGACCCCGAAGTCCTGGACGATCCGTCGCGGCGTGCCAGGAGGGACAGCTGAGGAGGCGGGGTACGCGCTGCTCTCCGGCCTGAATATGTCGTTCTCGCGGACAGCAACGCCGGAGATCGGCGGCGACCTGTTCGCCCGCCGGCTCGACTACGCGGCGACGTTGGCGACGACCGGTCTGACCTCACCAACGCTCGTGCCGATCCTGCCGTCCGAAGGCGACATCTGGCTCGACCCCAGCGGTGCGACGCTCGGCACGACCAAGCTGCTCCGTGACTTCGCCTTCTCGTGGAGCATCTCCGATCTGCTCGGCCCAATCTGGCCGATCAACTCGTCGTTCAACAGCTTTGCCGCGCACGGCGTGCAGAAGCCGACGCTTGAGGCGACGCTGCGGATGGGCAACGACGCGGCCGGCATCGGACCCGTCACCAACATGCGGGCGGGCTCGTCCACGTTCGTTCGGTACAAGGCGACGAGCGGGACAGTCGTGCCGACCACGGCAACGCCGTACAGCTTGCAGATTGACATGGCGCTGAAGGTGGCAGGGGCGCCGCAGCGAGGCGACGAGGACGGCCTGCTCTCAACGCTGGAGTGGACGTTCAGAAATGTGTATGACGCAACTTGGGATGCCTGGATGAAGGTTACCCTTATCACTGGTGCGACGGGCCTCTAGGGAGGGTACGTGCCTTACGATCTACAGTCGGTCGAGCGCGGCTACGGCGAGTGTGACGTTGATTGGAACGGCAACAGCATCCTTGTCCGCTACCGCGCCGACCTCAACAACCGCGCGCTCATCGCCATGAAACGGGTCATGATCGGCGTGACCGCGCTCGACGGGGTCACGAAGTTTCCCGACGTCGAGGCGATCATCGACGAGCTGATCCGCGTGCTACTCCCGTCCGGCCCCGAGGTCGACGAGGACGAGCGGGGCTGGGATCTCACGGACGGCGGCGTGTCGATCCCGATCACGTTTGACACGCTGGTCGATCTGCCGCCGGGCTTGCCGGCCGGCATCCTCGGCGCCATCTTCCGGGACGTCAATGACCCAAACCGTCGAAGGCCCTCCAGAGGTGGCTCGGCTCGGGGGGCAAGCTCGGCGCCGATGGAGTCCCCGACTACTACGGCCTCATCTGCGACGCCAAATGGGCAGGGCTCGCTCCCTGGTCCCTCGCCGGCCTTGATGACAGTCGGGAGTGGGTCTGCTGGCGAATCTGGATTCGGAGTGTGAGACAGGCCGAGAACGGCGCCGAGTACGAGCGCCAGAAGGCTGAGCAGCGCCGGTCGAAGATGCGATCAGCGGCCGGCGGGAGGCGGTAAGTGCCTGACGTCGCCGCCCTGAACGTGGTCATCTCGGCCGACACGAAAGACCTGGAGGCCGGGCTCGCTCGTGCTGAGCAGTCGGTCAGCAAGGCCGGGTCAGCGATCCAGTCAGCGCTGGGCGGTGCCCTCATCGCCGGTATCGCCGGCGTCGGGGCGGCGGTGGCCGGGTCGGTTAAGTCGGCGGCCGACTTCGAGAAGCAGATCAGCGCCATTGTGGCAGTATCCGGCGAGGGCGCCGAGTCCATCGGCCGTATCCGAGACGAAGCCCTCCGCCTCGGCAAAGATACCTCGTTCTCCGCTTCGGAAGCCGCCGCCGGCATGGAGGAGATGATTAAGGCCGGCCTGACCGTTGAGCAGGTGATTGGTGGCGCGGCTCAGGCAACGCTCGACCTGGCGGCGGCATCCGGGACGGCGGTCGCCGAGTCGGCCACCATCATGTCCAACGCTCTCAACACCTTCAAGGCCGACAACATGGCAGCGGCAGATGCCGCGAGTATCCTGGCTGGGGCTGCCAACGCATCCGCAACCAGCGTACACGAGCTGGGCTACGGGCTTGCGTCGGTCGGCAACGTCGCGGCAACCGTTGGTATGAGCTTCGGGGATACCGCGTCTCTCCTGGCGCTGTTCGCGCAGAACGGGCTCAAGGGGTCCGATGCGGGCACGTCGCTCAAGACAATGATGCTCAACCTTCAACCGACGACGAAGGCGCAGATTGCCGAGTTTGAGCGGCTGGGCATCGCCACGGTCGCTGGCGGCGAGGCGTTCTCGACACTCAAGGCGGCGCTACTCCAGACTGCCGAAGGGCAGAAGGCGTACGACAAGATGACGAAAGAGGGCGTCCTGACCACAGAAAATATGTGGAAGGCCGCCGAAAAACTGGGGATGGCTGCCGTCAAGGGGACCACGTCCTACGAGCGGTGGCTGTCTGTCAGCGGCAACCTCAATAACGCCTTCTTCGATCAGAACGGCAAGGTCAAAGATGCGGCGTCTATGGCTGATGTGCTTAACAAGGCAATGGCAGGGCTGACGCAGCAAGAGAAGCTGGCTTCTCTTGAAATCATGTTCGGCACCGACGCCATCCGCGCTGCGGCCATCATGGCGAACGGCGGCGCGGAAGCCGTCACCACGATGACCGAGGCGATGAAAAAGCAGGGCGATATCCAGAAGCTCGCGGCCGAGCGATTGAATAACGTCATGGGCAGCCTGGAGAAGCTGAAAGGGTCACTGGAGACGGGCGCTATCGTGCTCGGGTCGATGTTCCTGCCGGCGCTGAAGCGTGCAATTGATGGACTCACCGACTTTGCAAACAAGGGCATTGATGCCATCCAGATGTTGCCTGAAGTCTGGGGGGACGTCGTTGCCGCGTTCACCGGCGGCCAGTTGGACGATGCGCTCGACACCCTGCTGACCGATGTCCTGGGATTCAGCGCCGCCACCGCGCAAGGATTCCAGGACGTCATTGCCGCAGCCGGTCAGATGTGGGCTGGGCTCCAGCCGATTCTGGTCGGCATCGCCACAGCGATTCAGGAGAACATCGCGCCTATCGCGGCGTTCGTCGCCGGCTTCCTCGGCGCGATTGGCGCCGCTGGCCTGTTCACCGCTGCCATCGCTGCCGTGACGGCCGTGCTCACGCTCCTGCTCTCGCCTATCGGGTTGGTTGCCATCGCGGTCGGGCTGCTGGCGGCTGCCTGGACGACGAACTTCATGGGCATCCAGGAGGCGACGGCTGCCGCCTGGGCCTACCTGCTGCCGATCTTTACCCAGATCGTCGATTGGCTAGGCCCGAAGATTTCGGCCGTTCTGACGTGGCTGACGACGACCGGCTGGCCGGCGATGCTGGCGGCTGCAACGGTGGTCGGCACCTGGATCACCACGGTTGCCATCCCGGCACTGACGCAACTGGTGGACTGGCTCGGGCCGAAGCTCTCGGCGGTCGTGACCTGGATCTACACGACCGGCTGGCCGTCGCTGGTGACGGCAGGCGAGACGGTCGTCACGGACGTGACTGCCATCCTCACGTGGTTTACTGATCTGTTCACGGCCCTTGAACAACGCGCCGTCTTCACGGAGCTGGGCGTTATCTGGACAACGCTCTCCAGCATCGGAGAAAAGCTCTGGTCGATCATCCAGAAGATCATCGACGTCTTTACGCCGTTCAAGGCGCTTGGCGATCAATTCAACACCGGGACCGGCGCGCTCATGGTCGGGATGTTCGCCAAGCTTGCCGAGACGATGGGGCTCACGGTCGGGCCTATCGAGTTGATCAGCAAGGGGCT